ATGAAGTTTGTCATACAGAAACCTCTTGTTTATGTGTTAATCCACGTAGACAGGAGGTTTTTTGTTTTGCTTGATAATTTGCTAAAGGAATTTATATTCGAATTGAAAATCAAGAACTACTCGGATAGGACTGTTGATACTTACAAATACAATGTGGGACTGTTCATAACATATTTGAATGAACATCATGAAGTTGATGATATAGAAGACATTGCTCCATTCCATATTAAAAAATTTGTACAACATCAGATTGGATTAGGTAAAAAAGCGAATTACATTAACACGTTGATTAAATCCTTGAGAAGTTTTTTCAAATATCTTGTGACCGAAGAATATATGCCAATGAATATCATGAGCAAAATCCAATTGCTGAAAGAAGATACAGAAGTGATAAAAACGTTCACCGATGATGAAGTAGTTAAAATGATTGATTCCTATGATTTTAAAACGTACTTAAACGCACGTAACAAGGTCATCATGGCAATGTTTGTTGATACGGGCATAAGAATGTCAGAATTAATCAATTTACAATCAGAGTGGGTTTACGATACGAATATACGAATTAAGGGAAAGGGCTCAAAATGGAGATTTGCTCCTATAAGTTTGATGCTGAAAAAGTACATGATACGCTACGAACGGATTAAAACGAAGTATTTCGAAAAGAAAGCACTGGAGCATGATAATTATTTTTTATCAAGGGCTGGCAAACCGATATGTACGGTACAAATTGAAAACATCGTCAAGAACGCTGGCTTACGTGCTGACGTTCGAAAAGATATTCGTTGTTCACCACATACCTTACGACATTACGCCATTCAAGCGAACCTTAGGAACGGTTTAGACCTGTATTCATGCTCAAAGATTGCGGGTCATGAAAATATCCAAGTGACAAAACGTTACCTACAAGGACTTGAAACGGAGAATATTTTAGAAATGGCTCAGAAGACAAGTCCGTTAATGAATTTACGATAAAAATAAAAAACGAACGGATTATAGGACTGGCATCCTACCGCTCGTTTACCCATGATACAACAACCTAAAGATTTACTGTAAGGAAAATACAAAAGGATGTCGTGCTTCTATTTTAGCATGATTATTCCTTTGAATCAAAGGAGAATAATGTATGTGTATTAAGAGCGAAATCAACCACATTCAGAAACGTTTGCTTGAACGACTGCACGTTAAAAATGGATCGACGTTGTTTACTATTATCGAGGCAATTTCTCAACAAGCATACGCAAAAGGCTCGTTCGTAGTGTCACAAAAAAATTCCACATTAGCGGTTAAATGTGATGTTACCGCTTCTACTATTTCACGAAACTTGAAGAAGATTAAGGACAAATGTGCTGATTTAATTCAAATCGAACAAAATCGTAATGTAACGGAGCAATTCGCTTCATTGGTGTTTACGCTGATTCCACAACAAAAAGGAGACCCTGAAATGGGGGAGCCTTTAGAATGTCAAACGGATATGTCAAACGGAGAACAAACGGAAAAACGCAATGATGATACGGTATATCATGATATTGCTGAATTGCCTTCTAGAAGTTTTTCTAATCATTCCGTAGTTTATTCTTCTACTCATAATAATAATTTAAATACTAGTATTGTTAACAAAGAAGACGTTATACAAAACGATATTATTCATGATGAATACATACATGCACGTAAAAATGGAATCAGCAAAAAGATGTTCTCCAAGGTCATTGATGAAATCAAAAATAAAAATAATATCCGTAATCTCAAATCATATATCCGTGGGACAATTAATAACATAATCAATCACATTGCATTCCGTGACGGTACAAAAACATATGATAATCCAATGAACCAATTTTTTTATGAATGGCTGCAAGAATGAAATAAGGTTATTTTTGACCATATCTAGCGAAATTTAAGCATATTTTATTGAATATTAATATTCAACGAACAGTCGTTTGAATGACCGTTTTTCCTAAATGTGGTAATAATTATGTATGCCATATAAGGAGTGATATGTATGCCATCTGAAATAGAATATGAGAATATGACCATTGCTGAATGTCTAGGAGAATATAGTAAATTAATGAAAGTGTTTAAAAAACGTGGAGCGACGAGGACGAATAATTTTGTGGGCGATATGGGGGAAACGGCGACAATTGAGCATTACAATAATACTGATGAATTGCCTAATTTACGTTTAGTGGAAATTGGAGCGAAAAATATTGATGCCATCAGTGATACCAATGAGCGTTATTCCATAAAAGCGACACGTACCAGTATGACGAGCGTATTCAATGGATTGAATGACCCTGATTCCGATATGCCACAAGAACAATTATTTGAATATGTGATAGTGGTGTTATTTGATGAAGATGTTTCGCTTAAAGCGATATACGAATTAAATTGGGAAACATTTATGTCATTGAAGAAATGGAACACATCGAAACGTGCTTATTATTTAAACGTCAGCAACGTATTGAAGCGGAAAGCGAAAATAATATATGAACAGTAAACAAAAAAAATACCACACACCAAATAAATGATGTGTGGTCGTTAGAACATTGACATAGAACTCGCTTATAACCGAAAAGAGCAGTTACAGAAATGGAAGGTTTCTGTTACTTATACTACTATTATAGGGAATGGATCGGGTTTGTAAGGAAGCCAAATAAAAAAAGATAGAACTTTTTTCATATGTTTGCTTTACAATCGAAATCAATCCACTACAATAGCATTGTGAAAAGAAATTGACCTTTGAGAATCTAATAAAATGCTGATTTTACTCATAAAAAAAATAAGAGCCGATTTCTCGACTCCTAGAATTTTCATTATGCTTTCATTTTTAAAACTTTGATAGCTGCTGGGTTTAATACTTTACCATCAACATATGTGTCTAATACGAGCATATGAGAACCACGTAAAGCTTGTTTAGTATCGCCAGTGATGTGTTGTAAGTTTAAGCCTTTTTTAGTCATTGTTGCATAACCTTCGCTGAAGTTAGCGAATAATACAGCACGTTGTCCAGCTTCTGGAGCAGGCATTGTGTCATTGATAATAACTGGTTGACCGAATAACTTGAAGATTGGACCAGTTGTTGCAACGTCACGTACTAAGTAGTATTCACCGTTTTTGTCATTTTTTAGTTTAGAAAGCATGTTGAATGTTTGACGAGATACTACCCAAACTGCTCCACCGATGTACTCAGGGTTCATTGAGTTGTAAAGGTCAAGTAATTCATCAACTGTAATAGCGTTTGTAGCTAAACCAGCTTGTTCACCAATTGTTAAATCGTTTAAGATACCTTCAAATTCGCCTTTTTCTTTTTTACCAATTAAAACGGAATTATCAAGTGCTAAACCTAAACGACGAGATAAAAGACTGATTGAATAATTAACAACATCAATACCAGAATCATTTACTAAATGTTGTGACAATTCAATCGCTGTAACTGCACGTTTTTGTTCTAAACGAATTTTATCCATTGTGAAATCATTAGGAGTAACGTCTTCCGCCATTTCACCAACGAATGCTCCTGTACCGATTGATTTTTCACGTAAGATTTCTAAGAATCCGTTTACAGGCGTGAAGTTTTTAGTACGACCAAATAATGGAGCATTTTCATTCAATTTCTCAACGATGTAATCTGACATTGTTGTTGGGATAGTTAAGAATCCTGTACCAGCTTGTGTACCAATGTTAGCTTGCATTGCACGTAATTCTTCTCCATCTTGTTGACGAATGAATTGTTCTACTGCACGAGTTTCTGTTTCAAAAGCGTTATTTTTATTCATAGTAATTACCTCTCTTGTTTCTGTTTTATTGGTATATTCAACTGATTGGATTTTTTCATCAATCGAACGTAATTCTTTAACAATTTCACGACGACAATATTTTTGTGCTTCATCGAGCGAACGAGCTTCTGTCGTTAAAAGTTCTTTGTTTTCGTTGAGAATTTTTGTTTTTAATTCTTGGAGTTCTTTGATATTCATTTCACTTAATTTCCTTTCGTTTATGTTTGGGATTTCAATTTCATTTACGACTTCAATTGAACGTGCTTGAATATTCGATTGGACATAAGCGGGGTCACTTACACAACTGACTTCAGATAGAGCAAGGTCAGTGATTGTCCTTTTCATGATTTCTCCTGCTTTTTCCCAAGTGTTTTTGAGAACAGTCATTCCGAAAGACATTGACGATAATTCGCCATCTTTAATTAATTGGTAAGTGTCTTTTCCGTATTGAGTCGGAGAAATACGGGCTTCCATATAAAGACCTTCAGGTGTTTCTTCAAGTTTCAAAGTTCCATTTTTCGTGGATGCAAGTAACTTATCTCGGTTATGTTCTTTGAGAAATTTGATATTGCCACCACGTTTAATCGCATTGGCAAATGTATTGGGCATAATACGTTCGATGAATGCTTTACCATTTTTCGCTGGTAATGGTTCAGACCAAGAGCCAGGGCGATTAACAATACCTTTAACTAAAAGAAGCCCATCAGAAGTTTCGTTGACTTCCGACAGGCTCACATCATAATTACGTAATTCAATTGTTTGGTTCGTCATCAGCAACGACCTCTTTCTTTAGATTTGTTGTTCCACCGTCCATGTTCGGAACAATGAATTGTTTTGTTTTTGGATTATATAAAGCATGTTCTAATCCCCACATGAATACATCGTCTTCAATTGGTGGTAAATCTAATTTGTAACGAGCTTCATTGATTGTTAGCAAACCTTTTTCAAGGCCTAATCCAACCGCCTCGGTTTTTTCTTTTTCCGTTGTTCTCAACAATTCAGAAGTATCGAAACGGAAAAATTTACCCTCTTTTTTTTCTTTTTCGGTAAGCAAATATTGATTGTACGCATTTTCAAAATCTGCAATGATTGGAGCAAGGGTATGTTTAAGGAAATGTAAGTTGTTTTGCTCAATTGAGCCGTATTTATTAGCGGCTGTAGAAACCATAGATTCAGGTACGCCAAACAATTTACAAATTTCACTAATCGTGCCTTGTTTTGTTTCATGCATTTGAATTTCATCAGGATTCAATGAAACCTTTTCATATTCCATACCTTCTTCAAGAATTACCGTTTTAGCGGAATTTCTTACACCACTATATAAAGAAGCCCAAGCATCTCTTAAACGGTCAATCATACTTTGTTTAAGACGTGCGTTAGTTTTTAAAACACCAGTTGGCATTGCACCATTTTTATAAATGTTTGATGTGTATTCCATTTCATCTAAAGCCTGACTTAAAATTTGTTCCCCACGTTTCAAAATGCCTACACCTTGATACGGATTCAATGGGTTATTTAAAATGCGAAGTAAATCTTCCTCATTTAAATCTGTTGTTTGTTTTTGTTTGAAAAAGATGTTCTTTCCTTCCAATGTTGTTAATGTAAAATCGGCGCTCACTAAATCCGTTCCATCATGATATGCCTGTACATTCACATTTTTAGCGGGTAAATGAACAAGTTTTTTTATGTTTCCATGAACAGTAATGTCGTCATCAATAACCGATTTTTCTTTTTGCATATCAATAAACACTTCACCGTGTAGCATGTAATCCTTCACCATTAATTTTCTCGTGTTAATTGCATTCATATTTGGCGTTGATTGGTCATTCAATAATTTGATACGGTAATCATTATGAATTTTCTCCACCGATCCATCTTCTGTTTCAAGATATAAATGAACAGGCATTTGTGCCATCGAACCAGTGATAATATCCATACAAGTTGCAACAGTTGGAATGGTCATTACTGATTCTTCTGTAGCGGGTGCCGATTTTGTAAGTGCTTGTATTGATTCTGCGGTCATGTCTCGTTTTTCAAATAAGCCGAGAAATGAATCTTTCGCTCTTGTAATAACATTTGACATTCTTTATACGTCCTTTCATGAGAAATATAAATAGACGTAACATCACGTTACGTCTACTTTAAAAAATTCAATTCCTTTATAATGCCAACAATAAGCACATTGTTGACACTAAAAGCTATCGAAAAGAAATACTTATTTGGAGAAATATGTCCGAAAAACAGTAACGAAAATGGAAGTAACGTTACCGAAATCTGGTGTAATTTCCGTTACACCAGTTATCACCGCCTAGGAGAATGCCGAAAAGACGATGATAATTGCTATAACGGAAATTATTTTGCATACCATGTATTTTTAAATGTGGACATATGCAACGGTTCTTGGTCATGTTCTACAAGTTCACTATTTAACAGTTTCCAAGATTGTGTAAGTCTCAATCCTTCATTTTTATACGTTTTGATTTTGTCGTGTACATACAAACGTAAAAACGCTTTTGGATTGCTTGTTTCATTTATTAGTGATAAATCCCAACTCAATCATCACACCTCCTATATTTGTGTGTCTGTCATTAAGACGTCCTCATAATATATATACATTGCTACATATAAAAGTAAGGGGAAAATCACAACTTTTTTAAAAAAAATAGGAGAAATTTTCATTTCCCCTATAACATAATAAATCCTCGGTCTTCGTATACGCTTTTACCTTCCAACAATTCAAGGTTCCATAGATGTACAGCATTTATTGTTGCTGCTAACATATCAATCTTACCTGTTGATTTTTTTTTATTTACGTAACCACTTAGATTGTTATCAAGCACTTCACGAGCATTTGCTACGTTGATTTCAAATAGTTGGTTTGCTTCATATTTAAATTTTTCATTGAGAACCATTTCTTTCAGCAATTTTGTAGCGGGGTGTAAAACAGATGAATGTTGTTTGATTTCGACAGTGTTAAATCCTGCATCTTCCCATTTGTTAACAGAAGACATGGCGTTATATCGGTCATAACCAATTTGACCAACTACGACTCTGTAATTATCTGCAAGATCCATGACGAATTTTTCAATATCACCATAGTTAATTACTTTATCACCACTGAAGAAACAAAACCCTTGTCGCTCCATAACACGATAATCGACTTTTTCCAATTTCATTTTGTCCTCGACTTTACCTTCAGGTAAAAACGCCCACACCTTAGTAACAAATGTTTCTGTTTCTTCATCGTATGTGACCATTGATACTGCCGTATTATCATTACTTTGTGCCAAATCGACTCCGATGTGAACTTTACGACCTTCCCAATCGAAATTGCTGATTTTACCTTTACGTAAATCATCAGTGGAAACATATACTTCGGCAATATCGCCATCTACGAAAATATTAAGATGTTTCGTTTTAAAATTGGTTTGTGCTGATGGCATTGCAATTGCCTTATCACGTTTCTTTTTCAATTCGTCCAAGTTCTCGGGCAATTCAATCGCTAAAGGATTCGCTTGAAGTAATGCTTCATCGCTTGTCCAATCTTTCATGTTGTCGGGTTTGTATAGCAATGCAAATAATGTTTCATCGTTAATATGACCATCCATTACTTTCTGAGCAAATTCAATTTGGTCAACCATCGGATTGTGCATTGTATCGTATGCGGTAGAAATCAGGATTCCTAAACGGTTCAGCGTGTTCAACTGTGATGATTCCATTGCTTCAATAGGATAAGATGTTTTCAATGCTCCGACTTCATCAGCGACAAATCCTGTTGCGAGTCGTCCGTCCATTCGGTCATTAGATGTTGCTAATGGTTCGAACTTGTTTTTTGTAATCAAACAACGAACTTCTTTGAGAACAGTTTTAAAATGTTTGCTGATTCCAGGGCTTGCATCTAGCATTTTTGCAATTTCCTTTTTGATAATAGAAGAGAGGTCACGGTCTGGAGCAACTGAATAAAATTCACTGTGCTTTGGTTCGATTAACATTAAAATCAAAATTAATAATGCAGTTAAGAATGATTTACCACTTTTACGAGCGATTAATAATACACATTTTTCATAACGTCGTTTAGTCGGTTTATCCTTATGTTTCCAACATAATGCGTTAACAATAAAAAACCATTGAAATCCTGCAAGTGCTTCATAAGAGGAAACACCGACACGTAATCCAGTGGGCATGTTAATTAATTTGGTTATGTTCTCAATCAGTTTCAATAAATCTTCATCAATGAAGTATTTACAGTGCGGATCGAAAATGTCGTCTATAAAATTTTGACAGGCCTTCTTAATGTATTTTGCGGAAGCGATTTTTCCGTCAACTACATCTTTAGCGTATTGATATGATTTATGTTCCAGTATATACATTTTATATAGTGCCTCCTAATAATTGTAGTAGTGGGTCGGATTCTTCTTGTTTTTTATCAATTTGCATTCCTGCTAATTGGGCACGAGAAGAAGGGGACATTCCAAGTTGTGTCGATAGCGATTTGAATTGATTCATGTACGCCATTTTTGTTTTCACTGTCGGATGTTCTTTCATGATTTCATTTCCGTTACGGTCAAATTGTTTAATCAAAATTCCTTCAGTGTTTAAAATATCGTCGCATTGTCGCAACTTGCTTAATGAATCTGCGGTTTGCTCTAGAATTGGTATATCGAGATTGGTTAACAAACCACTGATTTCTAATTCCGTAGTTAAAAATTTGTAATATGCCTTTGCGAGTGGGTCGAGATAATCAGGGACAGTTTTCAATTTATCCGTGTTTCCCATCAGTCGTTTTTCCTGTTCTTCACGAACTTGTAATTGTTGTTTATTTTCCGAACGACCTTTTTTAAATCGTGCGGGCTTACGTGGTCTAGCCATATTTATCAACCTTTCTTTGTTTCAAATTTTGACCAAATATTTCGTTTAGGGAGTTCCATAAAAAATTGTTCCCCCTGTTGTCCGTACACTCCCCATAGGATTTTTTTAGTAACATAGTGGGGATATCTACTTAATTGCATAAAAAAATAGGACTCATCATTTTCGATAAATCCTATAATTTGTATTCATATTCGTTTGGTATTTCGTATTTAAAGTCCAATTGTTCACGCACACCTAATTGCCTATTACATGTCATACATAAACAAACTAAGTTGCTTTCATCGAAGAACAATTCAATATACTTTGATGCTGGTTTGATATGATGTGCTGATAGTTTGCTTGTCGTTATGATTCCGTATTTAATTAAGCAACGTTGACACACACAACCATCACGTTCAATAATCCGTGGTTGTACGATTCGTTTCCATCGGTGAGTGTTACGTAATTTATCTACATCACTTGGTTCACGCTTGATACGTGCTACCGTTTGTTTATTACAATCACATGTAGTTCCTATCGGTATCAACTTACCGTGACTACACGTCGTTAGCATTGCCATAGCAACAACTCCTATAATTGTATTAGTTTAATAATTGAATATAGATATTCAACTAATCCATCGGCACTTCATGTACTTCATACTGTTTGCTTGCCATATCAATGAGTTGCTCCATGTTGTATCCACTCATGTTGCGTTTCTCACCATTCAATGCGAACACACTTGGCAAATAGTGTTCTTGCTTTGTGCCATCAGACATAACATTGATTGCATAACCCTGTATGACACCTGTTTTCCATGTACGTTTCTCAATATACTTTTCAATAACAGTTGGTTGTTCCGTAGTATCTTTTGTAATTGGTGGTTGTTCCTCTTGTTGATAATCAGGCATATCATCGTTATAAACAGATGTATTTATGATTTGTTCGGATTGAATGCTTTGTTGCAATTCATCAGCCTTTTTCTTTGATACACGTTTCGATTCACGTTTTACTTTATTTTTCGCTTTTTGTTCATCAGTCAATTTCTTACCGATTTCATTTGCATCTACCAATATTTTTTCATCGTTATCAATTACATCTGGAAGTGCAATGTAATACATATAACATTTTTTGATACCACGCCATACCGCATGTACTAAACCTAATTTCTTTAGTCGGTTAACAGATTCTTTCACCGTATCTCGTGAACCAACATTTGCTTTTTCCTTCAATTGGTCTTGTGTCAGGAAACAGTATGCGTCACCGTTTGAATCCACTTGTTTGTTATATTCAAGTCGAAATTTGATTTGATGTAGTAATATCCCATATATGCGAACATCAAGAGGTTTCAATGTTTCATATTTTCCTAATCCAAACAATATTTCATTTGGTATTTGTGTGAAGTTGCTTTCAACTTTATTTTTGTCTTTTAAATAATTTAATTTTGGTTTTCCTTGTGGTGATTCGATCTGCTTTGTCATGTTCGTTTACTCCCTGTAATTTTAAATTTTAGAATGGATAATTCTTCAATAGTTCATTTAATTTTTCACTTTGTTCGAAATGGAAGACCAATTTATCCTCGTTATCTCGTTTGGATATTTTCACTGGTGGGTATCCATTGCTTAATAAATAATTAACCATTCTCACTGCAAAAATTCTTTTAGTACTCATTTATTTCATCTCCTAATTTATAAATATATGAAGAGTCCGATTTTCACGAACTCCTATTGTTTTAATTCATCAATTTTCTCGGATAGTGAATTGATATATGATTCCAAAACTGTGAATCCACCTAGTGTTAAATAAAAAATGTCATGTGCAAATGCTCCATAAATCATACTTACTATTCCAATGATTTTTAAAAATGTATTCATGTTTTTTCTCCTTTTTTGAAAATTAATATTCAATTTTGTTATCGTTTTTCGTATCGGCACGGATTAAATCTGAGATGTAAACACTGAATGAACGCCCCAAACTTTCCGCTTTTTCAAATGCTCTTTCTTTATCTTCAAGCAACAAATGTAATGTTGTTTTTGTTTTTACTTTTTTAATAGATTTCTGTTCCATTGTTTTACCTCCTAAAAGTCGTCCTATTATATATGTACATAGCCGACATAAAAGTAAGTGTTATTTCGACATCTTTTTTTAATTTTTTTGATGTCGTCCGAAAGGTAATACTATTGTATTGTTCTTTTGAAATTTGTAAATCATGGCTCGGTCATTTTGTTGAAATTATTTTTTTCTTCATTATATAGACCTCAAAGAAACCCCAACGGGGAAGAAGACGAAGAATGAGGACGGAGTCCGAAATTCCAATGTTGTTTTATTATTTGTTTTATTAATGTTTTATTTACTGTGAGCAATTTTTGCTCATCAGATTGGATCTGATGTATATTTTTTGCTCATCAAACAGCATCTGACGAGCAATTTTTGCTCATCAAAACTACTAATCTGATGTATAAAAAATGCTCATCAGATATAGCGTGATTTCTTCTTGTCAGTAGGTTTAGAAGAGTCATATAATGAAGTTATTAAATTACCATTATATGGAAGGTGAGATAAATGAAACGACAAAGCGTACATTCAGCAATTTCCGCTTTAACGACTATATTCTATGGACATAGGGACAAAGAATTAGGAATTGCGACTTTAGAGTTCTACATTGAGAATGGGTTATTAAATGACAAAGAATTGATAGCCGAGATAATGGAACAAACACAATGTTATGACCTATTGAATGTAATTAAGTTGTTCGATATGGTGGCTGCTGAACAGATAGAGGGCATACTACGTGGTGTTTGATATAAACAAACGAATGATAAGGGCAATGATTAATAAGTTGGTGGCGTATTATTCGACTAAAGATATATCAATGATACATGCGTATTTGAAATGGTACCTTGACCCAAACGAACAATACAATTTTATAGTCGATTTGGAAATGACCGCTAATATATTGAAAGAGCGTAACGCTACATTTCTAATAGGATTGATTTCACAACATCATCATGGAGTGGCTGATTTTCTCGAAGAATTATGTAATGAAGAAGAATCATATAGTGAAGTTGATTACGAACAACCATATCAAATCGAATGGTCGTTAGATGCTTGATTCCAAAATCATTGCTAATGATTTCAATATCGTTGCCAACGATGTTAGATTTCAAATGCGACAAAATGTCGCAAATACAAAATTCCAACTGAGACAAAATGTCTGAGTTGGTTTTACTTTTATAAGGAGCGATACTATGAGCGACGTATACATATTACAAAAATTTGATAAACGAGAGTTTGTGAAAAATGAAATTTTGTTCACTTCCGAAGCGATTGAAATATTGGGAATCAGTCGTTCACGTATGAATATGCTATTGAAAAAAGGTCAACTTGAACCCATTAGACGTACGACAGGCGTGAATCTGTTTTTACGTGATGACATTATCAATAAAAGGGATGAACTCATTAGGAAACGCAAGCAATACGGTTATAAGAATGATTGACCTGATGGGGAAAGTTTCCCTACCAGATAATTTAAGACGCTGCCTCAACCTGCAGATGACCTCCTACACATTTTGTGTGTATCAGGTTTTGTCAAAAAATGTCTCAAAGAATGTTTGACATTTCGAAATAACCATGAAATTTCTAAAGGAGAGATACCAATGCAAAAGAAAAAACCACTAAGAAACGTATATAAAAAAACTTTAGCGATTGAATTAATTCGATTAGGGCATGACTTAAATCACACCATGCGTAATAGGAAAGATGAGAGATTCCAAGTGTATGCGTTCGTGGAAACTCCTGAACTAATACGAGATATGATAGAAATAAATAAACGAAATGATGAAACATACGCTAAGTTATTTAAACGATGAAATCACGAATTGAGTTGATCTTGTTATTTCTGTCAGTTGTAATAATGATGATGTTGTTTATGTATCAAATATACAATAACCTATTTGCTAAAGATGAAAACACGATACGGATTGAACAAGAACGAGAAGAAAGAAGGATTCAACGTGAAGAATGGTTAAAAAATATGGAGTGAAGGGAGTCGTGCCACACGAGTCCCTTTTATTATTTCAGGTCCCATATACTACATGTACCCTTTTATATACCCTTCAAGGCGGTAAATTCCGTTTTGACGGAGCAATTTTGTGCCGCCAAATTATACATACGCAATATTACGTCCAATTCCGACACGATGTCGGAATCCAATTGTAAATTTTTTTTGCAATTCAACTGAGACATTTTGCCTACGTTCAACCTGTGTTTCTGAAACGCTAGTTGGTATCCACTATATAAAATGTATATAGTGGGTGTGTCGTGCTATCCGACGGACCTCTCTATTCCCATAAAATGTATTGAATATTAATATTCAAAATTTAGGTATACCCTGTTTTAGGGTATGCCTATTTTTCTTATATATATGAAGAAAGTCGACTCGAAGAAACAATATTTATTTGTTCACAATTTCGCCACATTTGTTGCTTTCCAATTGTTAAAGTGGTCAATACAATCTCGGTGTAAAGAAAAACAAAAACAAATGCTCGGAGGAATGAAACGTGATGGAACTTGTTGTTAGTAAAGAAAACTTAAAAAGATTGGTATCAATGAAAGTTGAAGAAATAAAGAACACATTTTTCGATGAAATTGAGGAAATTAAATCTACAGAAATAATAGATGAAAATGGTGAAACAATTTTCTTTATCTACGTGTATGACGACACAAATTCAATGACTTCAATCAAATGTGATAAAAGAGGTTGGGAAGCTCAGTGGGGTAACTATACACCAGTATACGTGAAGATGACAATTGAATGGATTATGTGCCATTAATAACCGAATGTCACTAAACGATACATTATATGAAAGAAAAAAATAGAAAAGAAAAAATGTACATGGCTTCCTTACGAATCGTACGAAATCAATACAATAGTCATGTAAACGACGTCAAAACGATGTCGTAATAAAAAAATCAAACAACCAAAAGGGGAAATTAAAAATGACAAACAAAACGAAAATGACAAAACAAGAACTTATCAATCTATTAAATAAAATGAACAAAGACGATGAAATGATTGATTTAACAAAAGCGTCTGAGAAAACAAACACACTTGTTCATACATTCATGCTTTGGGGATTGGTACTTAGAAAAGAATTAATTGATGAAATTGCTATGGATATTTATAACACAATGAACGAAGAAAATGAACATCAAGCAATTCATACATTTGAAGAAATAGAAGGTAAGTTGATATTCACTAGTAAGTACGAGGACATGGAAGTTGTCAGTGAATTGGATTTTGAAAACGGCGTATTCACATTGGAAACAAATTAAGCGAATTTAGGAAATTACATCATACAAATAATGACCGCTGACTCAAAAGGTTGGCGGTTGATAAAACAAAAAACAAAACAAATTATAAAACGAATGGAGAAGATCGAAATGAAAAACTTAAACGAAATGGTAAAAGCAATTAATGAAAAAGGAATCAAGCGTGTGGGAATGGAAGAATGTTGGGTTTCGGTAACTGATGAACAAATTGGGATTAAAATCATATCACAAGATAAAAAGTTCCGATTAAATCATACTATTGAAGTTTCAAATGATGGATATGTTTTACGCACTGAGAGAAAAGCAAAACACAAAAAGAAATGGGACGTATTCGAATCGAAAACATTCGCATCGCCTGAAAATGTTTTAAATCAAATTTTCAATTGTGTTATCGTTGGTCACTGTTTATATAACGGTATGTATACACTGGATTTATTTGATGAAACGCTCGAAGATGCTTTAGAGAAATTCATGGAAATCTTCAAAGATAATGTGGATTCAGATGATATATTCGAAAATTCAGATGCAGACATTTACCTGTGCCAAAATACAATTACCGTTGATTACACAAGTTGGGATGAGATAAACAAGAGAGAATATGTTGAATTTGATAATAAAGTTGTTGTTGATGAAGAAACTGGGGAACGTTATGTAATTTGTTGGTTGCCTGATAGCGAATTATGTGAAGTGGTGGATTTATCACTTCACATGTGGAACAAATAAAAATATGTTACCACCTGTCGATATGATGGGTGGTAATTTAACCAAACGTCGTATTTTGACGTATTTCGTATTCTAACCTATTCACGATAAATAACATTAAAATGTTTTTGGGGACACGCTACAAACGAATCTGAACGTCCGTTTTTTTGTAATTTGATAGATTTGAATGAGATATTACCAAAAAATAGTATAAATTAAAGAAAGGGAAATTAATATGGTAAAAAGAGAAAATAAATCAAACCATCCATTGTATTCTACATGGGATAACATGATGAGACGTTGTCATGTAGAACATCATCCAAATTATAAATACTATGGTGGAAAAGGAATAACAGTTGATGAACGTTGGCACGACTTTGATAAATTTGTATATGACATTGATAATCATATGCTCAATGGACATCTGTTATATCAAAAGGGGTATCATTTGGACAAGGACATTAAAGGCGGTAAAATTTACAGTTTGGGAAATTGTATGGTTATAACTGCTGAAGAAAATAAAAGATTGGGTAATGCCAATAGGAAAAAACGAATCGTAGCAATTAAAGGTACGGAAAAAATTGAATTTGAATCCATATTATTGGCTAGTGAAAAATTGAAAATGTCACGGAGAAATATTCAATTGCGTTTGAAAAGTGGTGGGGAAACAAGGTCAGGTTATACCTTCCGATATATCAGTTAA